CAAAAGAGCGGTATCTCCAAAGGTACTACGGTCAAAATGTCTGGCTCTAAACCTCTGGGCATGAAAAACGGCGGCATGTCAAAAGGCAAGTGCTGATTTAAGGAGCCGATCATGGCAAAGAAAAATTTAGGCAGGTTAGCGGGTCTTGCTGCTCTTGCGGGCGCAGCGTACATGGCGTCCAAAGGCAAGGACAAAGATGACGCGGGCGACCAAAAGACCAGTTCTTACACCGGCGACACTAAAAAAGTCGAAGATAAGGAAGAGCCACGTCGTCAAATTACTGACTACATGAAAAAGTCTGACGGCGACAGTAAACCAATTACTGAGGCCGACGTTGTCATGCCTGAGAAGGCAGCGCCTGCGGCCCCTAAAAAACCCACGCCTCCTCGCGCTCCTACTACCGACAAGACCGCCCCCCGTGGCGATTCTTCTCGCGTTAATTTGGAAGCCGGTATGAGCCGTGGCACACGTTCTGTACCCAATAACAACTACAGTAACGAAGGTCGTTCTTCCGCAAAGCCACCAAGCACGATGTCTTCTTCCGCAGAAGGTATGAAAAACTACAAGCCGCGCCGTGCGCCAGCAGCAGCCCCGTTTAAGGGTGGCCAACCCGGATACGACGAAGCTGGCAATTTCTTGGGTGGCCGTCGTGGTTACGACGAAGCTGGCAACCCCATGAAAAAGGGTGGCAAAGTCAAGAAGATGGCTTCTGGCGGCATGACCGCATCAAGTCGCGCAGATGGCATTGCCTCTCGCGGCAAAACCAAATGCAAGATGTATTGAGGTTAATCATGACTGAAGACGACAAAAAAGCTGCGAAGTACCGCAAAGAAGCCAAAATTGGCGGTACTGATGCGCCTGCCCCTCCTGAAATCCTGCAAGAGATTGCAGACAAGAAAGCTGCTGCCAAAGCTGCTGAAGCGCCCACCACCAAAAAGGATATGGGCAAGAAGTTTGCCGCAGGTGGTTCCGCTTCTAGTCGCGCAGATGGTATTGCCCAGCGCGGCAAAACTCGCGGGACGATCATCCGATGATGGCGAGTCGTGGCATGGGCGCAATCCGAGCATCTAAGATGCCCGGTAGGAAAGTCGTTCGTCGCACCGATAAACCACAGGATGTAGATATGTATGCAGAAGGTGGCAAAGTAAACGCCGCCGGAAACTACACCAAGCCCGGCCTGCGCAAGCGGATCGTGTCTCAGGTCAAGGCGGCGGCGACTCACGGTACTGGAGCTGGCCAGTGGTCAGCCCGTAAAGCACAACTTGTTGCCAAAAAGTACAAGGCAGCAGGCGGGGGTTACCGAGATTGAAAGCGCCGCAGACTTCCCTTAAAAATTGGGGCGACCAAAAATGGAGAACCAAAAGTGGTAAAAAATCTTCTGAAACAGGTGAGCGATACCTTCCTGAAGCTGCGATCAAAGCTCTCAGTTCTTCTGAGTACGCTGCGACAACGCGTGCAAAAAGAGCAGGTAAAAAAGCCGGAAAACAATTCGTGAAACAACCGCCCAAAGTGGCGAAGAAAACGGCAGGATTTAGATAATGGCAACCACCTCTGGACAAACCGGTTTCAATCTAGACCTCACCGACTTGGTGGAGGAAGCGTTTGAACGCGCCGGGGGTGAGTTACGTACTGGGTATGACTTACGTACTGCTCGTCGCAGTTTGAACATCATGTTCGCTGACTGGGCAAATCGTGGTATCAACCTCTGGACAATTGAGACAGGTACGATTGACTTCGTGCAGGGGCAAAACACTTACGCCCTGCCTGATGACACCATCGACTTACTTGAGCACGTCATTCGTACCGGTGGCAACATAGCTTCGACTCAATCCGACCTGACTATTACTCGGATTAGTGTTTCTACCTATGCCACAATCCCCAACAAAATTACCCAAGCCAGACCTATTCAGGTTTGGATTCAACGATATAACGGGCAAACTTCACCCACAGGGTTAACCCTAAACGGGGCTATCACAGCCACTTCCACCCAAATAACTTTAAATTCTGCTGTTGGTTTACCCGCCGCTGGGTTCATCAAGATTGATAACGAGATTATCAATTATGGGTATATCGACGGAAATGTGCTTTATAACTGTTTCCGTGGGCAGCAAAACACAACTGCCGTAAGTCATACAAGCACAACCGCCGTGTACTGGCAGCAAGTCCCCGCAATTACTGTTTGGCCAACTCCAGACAACGCACAGCAATACCAATTTGTGTATTGGCGTCTACGCCGCACTCAAGACGCAGGTGGCGGTGTCAACATCATGGATGTGCCTTTCAGATTCCTGCCTTGTATGGCGGCTGGATTGGCGTATTACGTAGCTGGGAAAATCCCCCAAGGCGCTGAGCGCCTACAGTTTCTGAAGGCTCAGTATGACGAGGCTTGGGAGCTGGCTGCGTATGAAGATCACGAGAAAGCCGCTTTGCGCCTTGTTCCCCGTCAAACCTACATCGGGAGGTAAAGATGGGTAATAGGTTTGCCAGCGGTAAGAACGCAATTGCCCAATGCGACCGCTGCGACCAGCGGTTCATGCTCAAGGTATTGAAGACGGAAATCATCAAAACCAAGAACTACAACCTACTGGTGTGCCCAGAGTGTTGGGACCCAGACCAGCCACAGTTGCAGTTGGGTATGTTCCCAGTGGACGACCCGCAGGCTTTGAGGAATCCACGCCCCGACCGCAGCTATGTGTTCTCCGGCACGAATGGATTGCAGCTTGTTCCAACAGGGACTGGCCCAGACGGGGCGGGAACAGTAGAAGCGGGTAGCCGCATCTTTCAGTGGGGATGGAATCCTGTTGGTGGATCTTCGTTTTTTGATGCTGCTCTAACGCCAAATAACTTGGTATTAGCAGTAGAACTTGGTACAGTAACGGTTACAACGACATAAGGAGTCGATGATGGATGCAAAGAAAGCAGTTCGCAAGCATGAGCAAAACATGCACCCCGGCAAAACGCCAACCAAGCTGCGTGCTGGTGGCAAGACTAACAGCGACATGCTGAAGATGGGCCGTGGTTTGGCTAAAGTTGCCAACCAAATGAACCCCGGTCGTCGTTCTGGTCGTGGAGGCTGATATGGCTGAGTACAAAAAACCCAAGGTGTATCCTTCTGTGACTGTGGGCGAAGAGCCAGCAAAGACAACTATGCGCAAAGCAAACGTGTCTGTTGCAAACACACGTAGCCAAGACTACCCTCCTACCAAAACCACTGGTATCAAAATCCGTGGTACTGGCGCGGCTACCAAAGGTTTGATGGCCAGAGGCCCGATGGCATGACCTACAACGAGTTGATTGCTGCTATTCAGTCGTACACCGAGAATACGTTCCCGGAAACGTACCTTGCCAGTGGAGCAACTGTGTCTTCAACGACGCAGTTGAACACCTTCATTGAGCAGGCTGAGCAGCGCATTTTCAACACGGTGCAGTTCCCATCGTTGCGTAAAAACGTAACGGGCATCACATCAATCGGAAATAAGTACTTGTCATGTCCGGCGGATTTTTTGGCGTCTTATTCATTGGCTGTTGAAACCGCCGATGGACAAGAGTTCTTGTTGAACAAAGATGTGAACTTCATCCGTCAGGCATATCCCAAAGCCACTGACACTGCCACGCCTAAGTACTACGCCCTGTTCGGGCCAACAACTACCAATGACCCCAGCCCTGTCATCACAAATGAGCTGAGCTTTATTCTTGGCCCAACACCTGATGCGGCATATAACGTTGAGCTGCACTATTACTATTACCCCGAGTCAATCACCACTGCGGCTTCTGGCCAAACTTGGCTGGGCGACAACTTTGACACCGTATTGTTGTACGGTTCATTGGTTGAGGCTTACACTTTCATGAAGGGTGAGCAAGACGTGATTGCGCTGTATGACGCCAAGTACAAAGAAGCACTGGCAATGGCTCAGCGTCTGGGTGATGGTCTGGAGCGCAGCGACGCATACCGAAGCGGTCAGTTCAGAGTTCCTCCTCTGGCTCAGAATAACGGAGTGCGTTGATGGCTTTCCAAGGCAACTTCTCATGCAACACGTTGCGTACGGCCTTGATGGACGGCACGATGAACTTCTCGTCCGACGTGTTTAAACTGGCCTTGTACACAAATGCTGCAACACTGGATGAAACGACCACGGGCTACACAGCCACAGGCGAGGCTTCTGGTGGCAACTATGTGGCTACCGGGCAAGTAATTGCCGCCACTGTCTCCACAGCCACGACATCGGCGGGGAGTGTTGTTTACGTCACGTTTGCAGCGCCAGCATGGACTGGGTCGATTACTGCTCGCGGGGCATTGATATACAACAACACTACTGGGGCCGCAGTTTGTGTGCTTGATTTTGGCAACGACAAAACCTCAACTTCAACTTTCACCGTGGCGATGCCTGCTAACACCAGCACATCAGCACTCATTCGGCTTGTATAAGGAGCAACCATGTTCAACGAAAAAGTAGCATCAACAGACAATGTCAGCGCGGGCTTAGTTGCTCGTACCGGTTTTTCAGAAGGCACCCGCGCAGGCGGCGTGTTTCATGTCGAGTGTTTTGACAAAGACGGCAACTTGAAATGGAAAACTTCCGAACACAACTTGGTTGTGAACGAAGGATTGCAGAGCATGAACACCCAGTATTTCAAGGGTTCAACCTACACCGCCGCTTTCTTCCTTGGTTTAATTACCGGCCCCGGTTCTGGTACAACCTTTGCCGCAGCCGACACTCTGGCTTCTAAAGCATGGACTGAGTACACCGACTACTCTGGCTCACGCAAGGCCGTGACTTTTGGTACGGCTACAACCGCAGACCCTTCAGTCATCAGCAACTCTGCTTCGCCTTCTTCCTTCACCATTTCAGGTGCTGGTGGAACAGTGGCCGGTGCATTTTTGTGTACCGTGTCCAGCGGCACATCTGGCGTATTGTTTTCGGAAGCCGACTTCCAGTCTCCCGGCGACCGCACCGTTGTGTCTGGCGACACTTTGAACGTGACCTACACATTCAGCCTCGACGCTGCTTAAAGCGTGTTTGCTGATGCACCGTTTGCTTCCGCCCCCTTCGCCTCTCAGGGGAAGGCTGGGCGAAGTTTTGACTCTGATATAGAAGAGTCTGCGGCGGCATCAGAATTTACGTCAGCCGTAGCAAACTTTACTCCGTTGGTACTAGAGACCGGAACGGGGTCGGATTCTGTTTCTGTGGCGGCATCTGTATTCAATGTAACAGTACCTGAGTCGGCAACAATCTCTGACCCAGTCACTGCGTTGGTGGTTTACGCTACAGCTATAGCTGAAGCTGCGACAGGTTCCGATACCGACGTTGCACTAGGCACATTTGAAACCGCTGTAATTGAAGCTTCTACAGTTTCTGAAATTGTGTTTGCGGTGGTCGTTTTTGCAACAGATATTGCGGAGTTGGTGGCTGGGGGCGACAGCATTGTTGGTGGACAGGTTTATAACTCAATCATTTCCGAGCTTGTAAACGCATTGGATACACCTTCTGCAAACGCAGACTTTTTAGCGGCAGTTGCAGAACTTATTTCTGGGTTGGATACCCCTAGCGCAGCCGCCGGGTTTGGTGTTGCAGTTTCTGAAACTGCGGCTGGTTCTGATAGTGCTTTGGTGGCTCCGTCCACCTTCAATGCACAGGCAAATGAAACCGCCAGAGCGCTTGATTCTGTCTTGGCAGCGGCAACCTTTATTGCTACCATTAGCGATGGCGCGGTAGGTGTGGATCAGGTTGTTGCAAGGTTGCTTTGGGAAATAATCAATGATGCGCAGACTGCAAACTGGGCAAGCATCAACGATGCACAAACCCCGGGCTGGTCAGAAATCAACAACTCACAATCTACCACTTGGCAGAATGTGAAAACCCAATCGTAAGAGGCACATATGGCACTCGTAGTCAAAGATAGAGTTCAAGAAACGACCACCACCGTTGGTACAGGAACAGTGACTCTTGGCGGCGCGGTTCTGGGCTTTCAGACGTTTGCAATTATTGGTAACGGTAACACTACGTATTACGCAATTGTTGACCCGACTACAGGCGAGTGGGAAGTGGGCATTGGCACATACACAGCTTCGGGCACAACGTTAAGCCGTACCACTGTTTTTGAGTCCAGCAATTCTGGTAGTCTGGTGAATTTTGCCGCCGGGACAAAAAATGTATTTTGTACATATCCAGCGGAAAGGGCGGTGTATTTAGACGCAGCAGGGTCTGCTGTGACTTTGTTAGACATTGGCACACTGGGTGCGAGCACTGCAAACATTACAACGGCAAATATCACGTCCGGTACAATTACCACAACCCCGGTTAACAACACTGACATCGTTAACAAGGAATATGCGGACGCTATTGCATCTGGCATTCATTTCCACGAAGCGGTGTCCTTGGCAACCACCACAGCGTTGCCAGCAAACACATACAACAACGGCACATCTGGGGTCGGTGCAACGCTTACAGGAAACGCTAATGGCGCTCTGTCGGTGGACTCAACGCTTACGGTTGTTACAGAACGCATACTTGTAAAAAATGAAGCAACGGGCGCAAACAACGGTGTGTATGTTGTTACTCAAGTTGGCTCTGCTGGAACGCCCTACATACTGACCCGCGCTACGGATTTTGATACCGCTGGCACTGGGGTTGACCAGATTGACGAGGGTGACTTTTTCTTGGTTACCAACGGCGTTGTTAACCTCAATACCGCTTGGGTGCAACAGACCGCCCCACCCATTACAGTTGGCACAACGGCGATTGTTTTCCAGCAGTTTTCTGCCCCTATCACCTATACCGCAGGGACAGGACTGAGTGAGTCCCCAACCTACACATTCAATATTGCCAACACTGGTACGGCGGGTACGTATGGCTCAGCATCGTCAGTCCCAGTCTTTGTTACCAACGCGCAAGGCCAAGTTACATCGGTCACAAATACAGGTATTGCTATTTCTTCAGGCGCAGTCTCAGGCTTGGCAGCTTCAGCAACAACGGACACAACCAATGCAGACAACATTACATCGGGTACGCTTGGCACTTCACGTTTGTCGGGAAGCTATACGGGAGTTACTGGGGTCGGTACTCTTACTGCTGGCACTTGGAACGCTACTGCTATTAACGCCGTTTATGGTGGTACGGGTATTACTTCGTATTCTGTGGGAGACATTGTTTACGCCGACACGACCACGTCGCTCGCAAAACTCGCGGATGTAGCTGTTGGCAATGCGCTGATCTCTGGCGGCGTGGCTGCGGCTCCAAGCTGGGGCAAGATTGGTTTGGCAACGCATGTCAGCGGAACACTGCCAATCGCCAACGGCGGAACAAACAGCACAGCTACTCCAACAAACGGCGGGGTTGTTTACGGCACAGGTACAGCACAAGCGTATTCAACAGCAGGCACATCTGGACAAGTTTTAACTTCGGCTGGCGCTGCTGCGCCAACGTGGACAACAGCAACCAACGCAAATACAGCGTCTGCAATCGTTCAGCGAGATGGCTCTGGCAACTTCAGTGCTGGAACAATTACTGCGGCATTAAGCGGGAATGCGTCTACTTCGTCTACTGCAACAAGCGCAAACGGTTTAAGCGGCATAAATTCAAACATCAGCTCCGCAGTTCAAACAGGAACAATCAGTTCCATGCTTGCTCAGGATACAAACGCAAGTTTGTACAGATATACGGCGGGGGCAGTTGCCGCGTTTATTACAGGCCAAGCAATAAACACCACTGGCAATGCGGCTACTGCAACCGTTTTACAAACCGCAAGAACAATAGGCGGCGTATCTTTTAACGGCTCTGCAAACATTAACTTGCCCGGTGTAAATGCGGCGGGCAATCAAAACACCACGGGTTCATCAGGTTCATGCACAGGTAATGCGGCAACTGCAACCGCATTGTCCAGCGGGCAATCAAATTGGAGTGGTACGGGCGTTCTTGGTAACGTGGTTGGTTTGATGGCGTGGAAGAACTACGGCAACAGCCACGTAATTTTTGATGCTTCCAATAGCACATCTCCAAGCGGCGGGGCAGTAAACAACACCAATTCAAGTGTTGCTTGGAGTGCGACATACCCTACATTGATGGGTTGGAATGGGTCAAGTACTTATGGTGTTCGTGTTGATTCAGCAAGAATTTCCAATCTTTCAGATAGAGCGCCAACATACTTTTACATTGACCAAAACTATGGCTATAGCGTAGTTGGACTTTATACCAGCACAATTTTCCAAGGCGTGTTTGCTATGGGAGATGCGTATAAAACTACTGCTGGCGGCGGCATAAGTAACTTGTATGGAATGACTTGGTCTTATCCATCTGCTGGCGGTATTGCTGGAAATTTGTCTTCCCACGGAATGATTGTGGCAATCAATGGTGGTTTTGGTTCGTGTATGTCATACAACGTGACAGCATCTGCCAACGTCACTGCATATTCTGATGAGCGGCTTAAAAAGAATTGGGAGCCGCTGTGTGACAACTTTGTTGAAAAGTTGGCTGGCGTTAAAGTTGGGACATACGAGCGTATAGACCAGCCAATCGTTCAAGTTGGTGTCTCAGCCCAATCACTGGAAAAAGTTCTGCCTGAAGCTGTGACAACAGGCTCGGATGACATGCAAACAAAACACGTTGCTTATGGCAACGCAGCTTTGGCGTCCGCTGTTATGCTTGCGCAGGAAATCGTAGAGCTTAAGAAAATGATGAAACAAATGCAAGAAGAAATTGCAGAATTAAAAAGAGGTGCGTAATGGCTTTAATCCGCGATTTTGAAATTTTGGGAACAGGGCTTGTTGTGCCAAACGCCTACCATGTTATTGTTCAACTTGATGTTGAAAAACGTATGGCCGACAGAGGTTCTACACAGCCGACTGGAAGAATGTATCAAGGTGAGCCAGACTTGGATGTTGAATGGACTGCTGGCTACTATGGCCGCATGGCAATTTGTGTTTGGAAAGACGCTGAGTCACGAGCCGCCAATAGAAACATGCTTGGCGTCATCAACGCAGAATACAACGTACCTGCGGTGTTTAAACTTGATCCGGCATCAGCAGATAGTTATTTGACCCAAGCATACACATTCTTGAAATCTGTGGGATATTACGCAAACGCAACCGAAGCATAAGGATAAATCATGAGCAGTACATACTCAGACAGTCTCCGTGTTGAGCTGGTTGGCCCGGGTGACCAAGCAGGCGCATGGGGTACGACAACAAACAACAACTTTGCTTTCATCTTTGACAAAGCAATTGCCGGGTATCTATCGGTTGACATTACCGTCGCCCCTTATACGTTGACAGAAGTCAACGGCCCAACATCTTCGTCCGCGCTCAACCAGTCGATCTACGCTTCGCTTCGGTTCTACAACGCCGTTGCTGCATCAACCGTTTATGCCCCAGCGGTTTCCAAGACGTACGTTATCTGGAACGACTCCAGCTACGCAGTTACCCTGTACAACACAGGCTACTCAACCGGGCCGACCATCGCGGCTGGCGCTAGGGTTTTGGTGTTCTCAACCGGCACTGCGTTCTACGAAGTCTCCCCCCAAACCGTGGGCGGCGTTGTCCCAATCACCAAAGGCGGCACAGGCCAAATTACAGCCAACGCAGCGTTCAACGCTTTGGTTCCATCCCAAACAAGCGCCAACGGCAAGTACTTGAAGTCTGACGGCACAAACACAGGCTGGGATGCAATCGACGTTGGAAGCGCGGACATATCTGGCGTATTGCTTGGGGCCAACGGTGGTACAGGCGTAGCGAACACAGGCCGGACAATTACGCTTGGTGGGAACGTGTCAACCGGCGGAGCGCTGACAACCGGCGGAGCGCTGACAACTTCCGGTGCTTTTGGTGTCACTCTTACTGCTACTGCTCTCACTGCTGTTACTCTGCCAACAACTGGCACTCTGGCAACCTTGGCTGGTTCAGAGACTTTGACCAACAAGACCATTAACGGCTCAAACAATACCATCACCAACGTCAGTCTGACCGCTGGCGTGACAGGAACCTTGCCTATCGCCAATGGTGGCACTGGAGCAACCACATTTTCTTCTGGCGCATTGCTCAAAGGCGCTGGAACATCCGCGATCACAACCGCAAGTGCGGCAGACATTGTTGGCCAGATTGGAGCCACCGCAGTTACCAACACAACCAATGCAACCCGCATAACAAACAGTGGTGGTTGGAACGTGACCCCCTCTGGAACAACGTTGTACTTCGATTACAACGGGACAAATGTAGGATCGCTGGACTCGTCTGGTAATTTCACAGTTATCGGTAACGTAACTGCATACGGTTCTGTCTAAGGAGTAATCTATGGTAATGCCATCAAGCGGCCCTTTGAATATGGGCGGCACAAGTAGCCCAGTCAGCGTTGCGCAGGAGCTTGGCCTTAGTTTGACTGCAACAATTTCAATGAACCAAGCTAACGTCCGGACGTTAGCTGGTGTTGGCGGTAGTGGTACAACTTGGAGTATGAATTCTTTGTACGGCAAATCAAACGCGTTTTCTTTTACTATTAGCAGCAATCAAACCAATGCAAACCTTCGCACACTGGCCGTAAACGCTGGTTGGAATCAGTCTAGCAAAGTTATTGCAACTATTAATGGTGGTATATTCATCAGCAGTAACGGTACTGGAACTGCGGCGCTCACAGTCAACGGATCATTCCCCGGAGGAGTTGACCTAATCAACAACGGCACTATTGCTGGCATGGGCGGCGCTGGTGGTATTGGTGGTGCCATCAACTATAGCAGTGTCGCCGTTCCCGGTACTGCTGGCGCTAGCGGTGGATTGGCGCTTTCTGTTTCTTCTGCTGTTAGCATAACCAACAACGGCACTATCGGTGGCGGTGGTGGCGGCGGTGGTGGTGGTCAGGCCTGCCAGAACCGGTACGTCGATCGGGAAACTAGACTTCTTTGGGGTGGTGGTGGTGGTGGTGGTCAATCAAGCGCTGCGGCCAACTCAGCAGGTGGTGCTGCCGGCAGCGTTGCCGGACAGGTTTCTGCCGGTACCCAACCTCAACCGGGTGGTGCAGGCACATCTAGTGGTGCTGGGGCGGGTGGAGCAGGAACCGCCAACCCCTATGCAGGGAATCCGGGCTATGGTGGTGCTGGCGGTGCTGGTGGCACACGAGGTGCGGCTGGCGCAAGTGGAGGAAATTATTCTATCGGTTTCGGCCCTGTTTACGTCACAGCCGGCCCATATAGTGGCGGCAGTGCCGGTGGTGCCGTATCGGGCAATGCAAATATAACTTGGCTGGCGTACGGAACTCGCCTTGGAGCAATAACATGAACATTACATATACATTTGGAGCAATAACATGAACATTACATATACATTTGGAGCAATAACATGAACATTACATATACATTTGGAGCAATAACATGAACATTACATACACATACGAAATTATTTCTGTTGACCAACAGGCCCGTTGCATGGAGGTTGTGTACACCGCAGAGGGCTATCAAACAATGCACATTGGAGCAAGACTTCCATATGAAGGCGAAACCCTTGAAGCCATTGTTCAGATGTATGCTCCAGTTCGGTACTGGGAAGAACAAAATACACCAGTTGTTACGGTAAACCCCGGACAAACAGGCAGCGTGCAAATTCTTCCACCTATAGTTCCTAGTGCAGCAGAAACTGCCAGAAGACGGCGCAACCTTTTGCTTACAGACAGCGACTGGACTCAGTTAAGTGATGCATCAATTGGTGAGCTTGAAAAAACTGAGTGGCTTGGATATCGTCAGGCACTTCGCGACTTGCCAAGTCAAACGGGTTTTCCTGACGCTATTGTTTGGCCTCTTTCTCCCGGCTTGGAGCTTCGCTAATGCGATCTGAAGATTGTTTGCAACAGATTATTCCCGGCATCGCTGACGCTGGTGTGTTAGTAGAGGTTGGCGTATTGCGTGCGACTAACCTGTTGGCTTTGGCCGCAAGATTCCCAGCAATGCGCTTGATTGGTATTGATTCCTATGAAACGTACACTGATCCTTTGCATGGCGGCTACGTTGTCACAGCTGAAATGAGTCGGATGAATGAAGATATTGCTAAAAGGCGTATCAGCAAAAGCAACTTTGCCGATAGAATTGAACTTAGGGTAGAGCGGTCCGACTTAGCGGCATCAAAAATGTTGGATGCAAGTGTCGATCTTGTGTACTTGGATAAGGGCTTCACAGCCGCCGAACAGTTTGATGACGTAACTAAGTGGTTTCCCAAGGTGCGACCCGGGGGCATCTTAGCAGGACATGAAGCACACACTCCAGAGGTGGTGCGTGCAACCAAAGAAGCTCTCAAGGCGCTTGGAGTAATACCAGAATTAAAAATCATTAGCGGTCAGGTTTGGTATTTCAGAAAGCAATAACATGCCCTACGCCTTCCTGAACTCCGACGGCTCCATCAAGGTGGTGGCGGAGGCTGTAAATTGATCCGATCAGCATCCTCTTTGCCGCAAATGCTTGTGTTGCCGCCATCAAGGAAGGGTGCGAGTTATACAAGCAGGCCAAGACCTCTTTCATGGAGGTCAAGGCTACAGTTGATGAAGCTGTTGGGATTGCCAAGGAAGTTCATGGGTTCTGGGGCAAGCTTGCCAAGATGTTTGGTGGAAACCCCACCCCCGCCGCGCTCAAGCCTGTGGCGAAAAAGAAGGAAAAGTACGTTGCTGTTGACGAGTCCAAAGTCATGGCGGATGTTGTCAGCCAGCTTACTGAGTTCTTCAAGCTGCAAGAGCAGTTGGCAGCGCATATAAGGGAAGAGGAAGAAAAGAGCCAGACTGTCTACGACCCCAATGCCAACCTGATGGAAGCCGCCCTGAAGAGGGTCATGGCTCAAGACCAGATGGCTGCGTTGGAAGTGACAATCAGGGAAACTATGGTGTATCAGTCACCGCCAGAAATGGGGGCGCTGTATTCCAAAGTGTTTGAGATGCGTGGCGTGATACAGGAGGAGCAGGAGAAGGCAAGGTTGAAGGAAGAGGCGCAGGAGAGGTACAAGCAATGGCAACGACGGGAGGAAAAAAGAAACTTCCAAGCAAAGTCGGCGTATCTCGTAGCGACTATCCTATTCCTCCTTTACCTGTGGTTGTGGCTCCTGTTCGTCAGTCGTTTGGGGAAGACGTAATGGGCTGGATTGCCGCTTGCGTGTTGGTCGCCCTCATGCTCCCAGTGCTCGGGATGTTGTACTTGGACATCTTGGAAGCCAAGCATGAAGTGAAGACGCAAACTGAGAAGCTTGAGCGGTTAAGGCGTGAAATTGAAAGGGAAAAACGTGAAAAGAAGCCTAGCGATACTATTTCTGATAGCCCTGTATTTGATCGGGTGCGAAGACCGTTTCCGTTACGCTTGCCAAGACCCGACAAACTGGAATAACCCCGAGTGCAAGCCCCCGATCTGTACTGCCACTGGCACTTGCCCCGAACAACTTGTTAAACCTGAACAGGAGAAAAAGTGATGCCTACTGTTGCCTACAAAACAAATAACCGCCTGACCGCCGAAGAGATTGAGGTGCGTGTCTGGGCTTTCGTGATTGTGGTGCTGGTCAGCATCCTGCTCGGAGCGATGGCCATGTTCCTGTACTCGGTGACCTACGTCACCCAACCTATGTCCGGCATGGCCCCAATCGACAAGATTTACACAAGCCAGATTAGCACCATCATGGTGTTCATCACAGGCGTTCTGGGTGGGGTTGCTGGCCGGTCAGGTATCAAAGCTGTAGCCACCGCCATTTCCAAATCAGAGGCCAACGATAACGATGAGCCTCCCAAGCCATGAAGGGTTTACTCTCTGGATTGATTGCCCTGCTGCTGACATTTGGCGGCGGGTATTTCTACGGCAAGCACGTTGAGAAGGAAGCCCAACAAGCCGAGGTTGACCGCCTGAATACCGAAGCCCGGGCCAAGGAACAAGCCTTGGCTTCTGCTGTTACTACCACCGCTGAAGCACTGAGGAAGACAAATGAGAAAGCCAAACTTGCCACAAAAGAGCGCGATGCTGCTATTGACTCTGGCGCTTTGCGGTTGCGCGTCAAAACGACCTGCCCCGTACCAGCCGCCGCAGATACCGCAGTTGCCGCCGGAGATAACCGAGGAGAGGCACGAGCCGAACTTGACCGAGAGACTGCTAAAGCTCTTGTCGCCATAACCGACGAAGGCAACCGAGCCATTGAAAAACTGAACGCCTGCATCACCCTTTACAACAACGCTAGGAGCGCACAATGAATCTGACCGCCAACTTCTCCCTGCACGAACTGACCAAATCCGAGACCGCCCTGCGCATGGGCTTTGACAACACCCCCGGTGAAGCCGAGATCGAGGCTCTGCGCCTGCTGTGCGAGAAAGTCCTCCAGCCCGTGCGCGACCACTTTGGCAAAGGCGTCAAGGTGAACTCAGGGTTCCGCGCTCCAGCCGTCAACCAAGCCACCGGAGGCTCAAAGACCTCAGACCATTGCCTTGGCCGAGCAGCCGATATTGAGATACCCGGAGTAGCCAACGCAGAGCTTGCTCAATGGATAATGGATAACCTAGAATACACCCAGCTCATTCTTGAGTTTTACACCCCCGGCATCCCTGACAGTGGCTGGGTGCATGTCTCTTATGACCCAAGCAACCTGAAGCAGCAGGAGTTGACCGCTACAAAAGTAGCAGGTAAAACAACCTATCTTCAAGGTCTTGTAGCCTAAAACGAGGGTGTTATGCCATTACAGAAACTGCAATTTAGACCCGGCGTAAACCGAGAAGGCACAACACTTGCCAACGAAGGTGGATGGTTTGAGTCGGACAAAGTGCGTTTCCGTTCTGGCTACCCAGAAAAGATTGGCGGCTGGATTTTAGATACCGGCCCCGACAACTCAAGCTCGCCAGCCGGTACATTTGTTGCAAATGGAACAACCACCCCCGCCAACCCGCCTTCTGGCAATTTTTGGGGTATCTGCCGAGCCATGTGGAATTGGCTGAACTTGGCGGGCTACAACCTGCTGGCAATTGGTACCAACCTCAAGTACTACATCCAGAACGGTGTAAACGGCAATATATTTGACATCACTCCAATTCGCTTCAGCACAGCGGCTGGAGATGTAACGTTCACTGCATCTACGGGCTCTCCAGTTATCACGGTTACAGATGCGGGTCATGGTGCGCAAACTGGTGACTTTGTAGTTTTTAGTGGCGCGGTATCTTTGGGCGGAAACATCACAGACGCTGTGCTTAACCGTGAGTACCAAATAACCGCCTACGTCAGTTCAAACCAGTACACCATCACGGCTTCGGTTAACGCAACCGCAGGAGATTCTGGTAATGGTGGCTCTTCCACGATTGGTCGATACCAAATTACAACGGGCAATGAAATCTTTACCCAAAACGTGGGCTGGGGCGCTGGCCCTTGGGGTGGTGTTTTTATCGGCACAACCACCACCGCAATATCCGGCGGAACACTGTCTTCTTCAAACACCACAGTAACCGTTACATCTACAGCAGGTTTTTCTACCCCTACCGGCACAATCTTGATTGAATCAGAAACAATCACGTATACCGGCACTACAGGCACAACATTTACAGGCTGTACTCGCGGGGTCAGTGGCACACCGGGCTCAGGCGCGGCCACCACTCATGCCAACGGAACTGCGGTTGTTCAATCAACAAGCTTTACTGGCTGGGGCTCTCCTGCCAACACAGGCATTGGCTCTCAACTCCGCTTGTGGAGCGAATCCAATTTTGGCGAAGACTTGGTGTTCAACCCCCGTGGCGGCGCTCTGTACTACTGGGCAAACGCACCTGCGGCAAACACCTTTAATAGAGGGCAGCGTCTTGGCCCCAATGCAACGGTTGTTACAAAGAACGGTACTTTTACGGTTGACGACTATTGCCCATCGTTTGCCAACATTGTGGCGGTATCAGATTCATCGCGGTTCATTATTGCGTTCGGCGCAAATGATGCCACTCTGCTTGACACCACATTGCGGTTGGTTCAAAACCCAATGTTCGTCTGCTGGTCTGACCAAGAAAGACCGGATATTTGGTATCCAGACGCGACCAATCAAGCGGGTAGTTACACGCTGAGTCATGGCTCACAGATTGTCACGGCAATCCAGACCCGCCAAGAAATTTTGGTAATCACCGACTCTGCCATCTACTCCATGCAGTACCTTGGCCCACCATATGTGTGGGGCTTCCAGTTGATGGGCGACAATATTTCTATTGTTGGGCCGAACGCAGCGGCGACAGCCAACAACGTGACATACTGGATGGGCACAGATAAGTTCTACATGTACTCAGGCCGTGTGGAGACACTCCCTTGCTCCCTGCGTCAGTATGTGTACAACGACATCAACCTCACGCAGTCATTCCAATTCTTCGCCAGCACCAACGAGGGCTACAACGAAATTTGGTGGTTCTATTGTTCTGTCTCTGGGCCGACTGGAACCAACACGCCAGCCAACCCAAACACAACCCTTGACCGCTATGTCATCTTCAACCACTTGGAGCGCACTTGGTATTACGGCACGATGCCTCGCACGTACTGGCTTGACAGCCCACTGCGCCCAACGCCAATGTCTGCTGGCTACAACGGCAAGCTGATTTACCAAGAGAACGGTAATGACGATGGAGCAACTACGCCGGGCACTCTTTTGCCTATTGAGGCTTACGTGCAGTCCTCTGACTTTGATATTGGTGACGGGCACAATTTCGGCCTTGTTACTCGCATCATTCCCGACGTAACGTTTGACGGCTCAACTTCTGCCGCTCCTTCTTTGGACTTTGCTGTGCGTCCTCGTCAGTTCCCCGGCACGAACTACGGCACGGCGGATGCGCCTACTGTGACCAGCGCCGACAACTACACAAATGACCGCTACTACCCGGTGCAGCAATTTACCGAGCAGGTGTTTGTTCGTATCCGTGGCCGTCAGATGGCGCTCAAAATTGTTTCTAATGACTTGGGTGTTGCTTGGCAGTTGGGCGTGCCTCGAATTGATACTCGACCAGACGGCAGGAGATAAACATGGGTTTAAAAAATGCGGTTCAACCTCGTTTGCCTGCTGCGCCTATGCAGTATGACGCTCAGTACATGGAGCAGCTCATCAACGTTTTGCGGCTGTATTTTGCGCAGTTGAACAACGCCTCTCCCGCTGTGTTTGCTTCACAAGGCGTGGGCTCCACAAAGGTGGTGACCGCAATAACTTTTGCTCAGCCCGACCCCACTATTTCCGGCGCATCAGTAATCAGCTTGCCGACACAGGCGGATTTTGCCAATCTTCGCTCTGGCGATGTGTATTGCGACACATCTGGTGGTGGCACAAGCTACCCACTGAGGATCAAAGTGTAGTTGTCCATAAACGCCCAACATGATAGTATCCACCAACCCCCGTTTTAAGAGGCAAAAATGAGCCTACACGCTGCCGCCCAACACCTTTCCGGCCAAGGCCGAGGCCCCGACAATACGCTCGTCCACATGTCCAGTAACGAGGTAAAAAGCCTGAACGAATTGGCAATGGCTCACGGTGGCCAACTGACCATCAACCCCCAAACTGGCCTGCCCGAAGCTGGCTTTCTGAGCAAACTTCTCCCTGCGATTATTGGCGTTGGACTGACTGCCGCTACTGGTGGCGCAGCAGCTCCTTGGATGATTGGGCTTGGTGTTGGCGGGGCCGAGGCTTTGCGCACAGGTGACTTAAAAAAGGGTTTGATGGCGGGCCTTGGCGCTTATGGTGGCGCGGGTATCGGCAGTGCTTTTGCCACTTCTGGAGCGCAGGCTGCGGTTGGCGCGGACGCTGGAGTCCAAGCCGCCCAACAAACAATGCAGGGTCAGGCCGCTAATCTTGGTAATTTGGCCAAAGAGCAAATAGCCGCAGGTACTTTTAATCCCACAAACTTCGCGGCACAAGCTCAAGGCTTGAGTGCTCCGTATGCCGCCGCCCAGAACGCCGCGCTAGAAGCAGCCAAGAGCAATTTTGCGAACGCTAGTTTTACCGACAACCTCAAAACAATGGGGCAGGGCGTGAAGGGCTTGGCGCAACCCGGCGCTCCCACTCAGTTCTTAGAGAACCTTGGCAACGTAGAGGGCACGTTTGGGCCTAAAACTACTGCGGCTGCGGCTGCGGCCCCCTTGATTTCGGCGGCAATGAACACCCAAACCGAGATGCCCACAACGCCAGAGGACACTGATCCCGGCCAACAGTATTTGTACTCTTCCGGCAGGGTAGAGAAATTTCCGGAACTTGACCCATCTGGGCGGGAGCAAACTTACTTCCAGCCTAAATTCACGCCAATTAGCCACGCCGAGGCCAAAAGAGTTTACGGCTACGCAGGTGGTGGCCCAATTGAGAAGATGTCCAATCAAAACGCTATCGGGGCCAACACAGGCTATCCAATGGCCGACATCAGCAAGGGTGCGTACGCTACGCCCTTTCAAACCCCAATATCTCAGAATGTTGTGGCGGGTAGCCAAGATATAGCTGTTGACCCCTACACAGGCCAAGAACAGCGCACCGCCCCTGCTCCTCAAGCACAATTTGCTCGCGGTGGGCTGTCTGACCTTGGCGACTATTCCGACGGTGGCCGGTTGCTCAAAGGCCCCGGCGATGGCGTGTCTGACTCCATCCCTGCGGTGATTGGCAAAAAGCAACCCGCACGTTTGGCCGACGGTGAATTTGTTGTGCCTGCGCGTATTGTTTCTGAGTTGGGCAATGGCTCGACCGAAGCTGGCGCACGTAAGCTGTACGCCATGATGGACAGAATCCAGAAGGCTCGCGGTAAAACAGTCGGTAAGGGCAAGGTTGCCAAGAACAGCCGCTCTGAGAAATACTTGCCCGCATGACGATAGAGTACGCAAATGAAGACCCCTCCACTTTCATCGAGGAGTTGAAATTGCTGCTACCTGAGCACTACGAAGAGCTTTGCGTTACCAAGGACTTTCCCTTGCTACCGGATTACGAGGCGTATGGCCGACTGGTTGTAGCCGACATGCTCCGGTGCATCACTTGCCGCAGTGACGGCAATCTGATCGGGTACGCTATCTTTGTTGTGCAACCGCATTTACACTACAGGTCTTGCAAAACAGCATTTGAAGACCTGTATTTCGTCAAGAAAGAATTCCGTCAGGGCCGTATAGGGATACGATTATTCCAGTACGCAGAAGACGTGCTCAAAAAAGCTGGTGTGAACAGAATCATCATGCACACCAAAATCCATTTGGATAACTCTCGGTTGTTTGAGTACCTTGGGTACAAACATACCGACAAACTTTTTACCAAGATACTGAGCACGGAGCCTGTATGAATTACTCCCGTAGACAACTTGAAGCATTTGGCGAGCCGCTTGGCGAATCAGTTACCCGTTTAAAACCCGGCGGACGCATCTATGGTGGCGGCGGATCAAAAGCCCCTGCCCAAACATCCCAAACCAACACTACGGATTTGCCCGAGTGGGCAAAGCCACATGCCAAAGAAATTTTGGCTAGGGGTAAAGCGTTATCCAATGCTCCATACGAGACATACGGCGGAGACCGCACGGCTGATTTTGGTGCCATGCAAAAAGGCGCTATGGAGGATGCAGGGACAATGGGTCCTGCGGCTCAGTTGGGCACGGCTACCGGTTTGGCTGGGGACGTTGGACGACGTGCTATGGGCACGAACTACGAAGCCGGTCAGTTTGCCAACCAATTCCAAGCTCCTGACGCATACCAAGCTGGCCAGTTCAATCCTGCGAATGTCCAAGCCCAAGGTTTGCAGCAATATCAGATGGGGCCAGCCGAACGCGTACGTACCCAGAGTTTTGCTCGCCCCGGTGCAGCGGAATCATTTATGTCCCCCTACATGCAGAATGTGGTGGATGTTCAGCAACGTCAAGCCCAACGTCAAGCAGACGTTGCAAGAACGGGGCGTAGTGCCCAAGCTGTAGGCGCAGGTGCGTTTGGTGGTTCTCGTCAGGCCATCATGGAATCTGAAGCCGCTCGTAATCTGGCGCAACAAAAAGGCGACATCCAAGCGCAGGGACTCCAGTCTGCTTACGGCCAAGCGCAACAACAGTTCAATGCTGAGCAACAAGCTCGTTTGCAAGCCCAACAAGCCAACCAACAGGCTGGACTTACTGTTGGGGGTCAAAACCTTGGCGCTTTGCTAGGTGTTCAACAACTGGGCGCGGGCCAGAACCTCCAAGCACAGTTGGCTAATCAGCAAATGGGTTTGAATGCCCAACAGATGTACGAACAATCTCGTCAGTTTGGCGCTGGTCAAGGTCTGCAAGCTGCGGGGCTCGGCGCTCAGTATGGTCAAGCCGCTCAACAGTTGGGTGAGCAGTCTCGTCAGTATGGCGCGGGCTTGGGGATGCAGGGGCTTCAAACCGCTTTGCAATCCGCCGGACAGCTTGGTCAGCTTGGCGGTCAGCAGTTCCAGCAAGGTATGGACATCAACAAGTTGCGCTCTGCTTACGGCGGAATGGAACAAGGGCAGCGCCAAAGAGATGCGGACATTGCGTATCAAAACTTTGTTAATCAACAAAGCCACCCGTACAAGCAAGTGGGTTTTTACTCCGACTTGTTGCGTGGTACGCCTACTGGCTCTTCAAGCGTTACCAACATGTATCAGCCTCAAGGTTCTGGTTTGCAAGATGCAGCCGGGGTAGCTATGGGCATGTACGGTCTGAGCAAGTACATGGCTGAAGGTGGCGTGACCAGTCAAGGTAACGTAGAAAGCATTATTGACAAGCTTGGCCCAGATCAGTTGCAGCAAGCTCGTGAAAATGCCTTGGACCGCCGGGATATGGACACCGTAGCTGCAATTGACGAGCGTTTGGCTGAGCTTGCTCAGTCTAAGTCTATGTATGCGGGTCTTGGCGGCGCGTTTGACCAAATCCCAGAAGATCGCCAAGAAGCAATGATGGCGGGCGGCGGTATTGTTGCGTTTGCTAATGGTGGTTCTTATTTAGACCAAGCCGAAAAATCACGCGCAGAACAACTTGCTTATATAGATCAAGCAACCACAATGCCTACTCCAGAAGACCGGAGAAAAGATATTGTGGCGCAACGGGACATGATCAAAGGCTTGTACGAACCAAGCGTTTTACCTAAGTATCTGGAAGAGACAAAGGCTGAGCGTGCCAACCTTGGCAAGAACATGGATGAGGCTAGAGGTCTTGGCGCTCTACTGGCTGCTGCGGAAATGATTGGCGCTAGAAACTTCCGCGAGGGAGCCAAGGCTTCTACTAAGGCATTTGTTGGTGAAGTAAGTCGTGTTGCTAAAGAGAACAAAGAAGCAGACCGCTTGCTCCGTCAGTCTGAGATTCAGCTTGCCACAGCAAGCGAGTTGTACAACAACGGTATGACTGATAAGGCAATTGCCGAAGCTGATAAGGGGCGCTCCGCAAAAGCAAGAGCCGCTGAACTTAAAGCTGGCGTTGCTGGTGACACAGCCAAGATGTACTCACAACTTCAAAATACACAGCTTGGTAAGGATGCCACTATTGCGGCGGCAAACATCAGCGCCAAAGCTCATCGTGATACGGCCAACAAACCCGGCCAGTTGGAGCGTATGGTTTCTGACTACGAGCAACGCCTCGGTAGAAAGCTCACGGCTGAGGAATACGTGAAAGCTACGGAGAAAATGGGCGCTGCTTCGTATGGTGCAAAATACACCGGCCCGGACACCACGTTTACAAATTCTGCAAAGTTCCAGAAAGACCTTGCGGATCGTACAAAAATGTTGCAGTTACAAAAGAGTATGCCCAACAAAACACAGGCAGAAATAGACGCAATAGATTCACAGATAGAAGCAGAGCGCCAAAAATTGGTGGAAGAGTATCGGGCTACCATAGCTTCTGGTGTTACATCAAAAGCCGCCCCCGAAGCTGCTCCAGCAGCCGCGCCCAAAGGTCCACGTCCGGGTACGATACAGGATGGCTACCGTTACAAAGGCGGTGATCCAGCAAATCCAACCAGTTGGGAAAAGGTGTAAAAGATGGCTACTGGGCCTTGGGATCAATACAAATCAGGCCCAACCAAAGGGCCTTGGGATCAGTACGCCGCTGCGCAAGAACAAGAACAAGTCGCGACGCAAAAACCTGAAACAGCACAAGAATCTACTTCAAATCCGTTTGCGGGGATGATTGGTCAAGCTGCGTCTTTAACTGGTGCCGGTATTGAAGCAGTTGCAGAAGTTGCCGAGCGAGTCGGCGACAAATTGGAATTGGCTGTGCCATTGTCAGACATAAGCCCAGAAGACATTAAGAGCAAAAAACAACTTCAGCCTTTGTTTGACTGGGCAAAGTCGTTAAAGGATTTTGACGAAAGCATTGGCTACCAACCAAGCACACAACTTAAAGATTTAGGTACTAACCCACTTAACGCCGTTCCTTTTATCGCCGAGCGTGTAATTACGTCTGCCCCTGACATGGTCGCCGCAGTTGCTGTTTTACCAGCATATGTAATGGCGCGAACAAAACAAATCTTGGACGAGCGTGTTAAGAACGACGAAAAAACGCTTGACGACGCTACTGTTGGCGATGTAACTGCTGCGGCTACTGCCGCTGTCATTGAGTCCACACTTGAACGCTTCGCCACCAAAGGTTTGTTTAAACCTACTACCGCTAAAACAGGTACAGGTAGGGTCGCCAAAGAAACAGGTATTCAAGCGGGCACTGAAGTTGCTGAAGAAGAAGCGGCTTATCTTGGCGAAGCTGCGGGCACAAAGAAAGGGCTGAGCGGGGAAGAAGCTCTGACTCGCGGCGCTGAAGCAGCAATTGTTGGTGGTGGCCTCGGCGCTACTGTGCAAGGCACAAAAGAACTTCTTGCACCAAAGACGCCGCCCACTACCGAACAAGAACGCCAAACAATCCTAGACACTTTGGCAGGCGACATGCAGGAGCCAGCCGATTTGTTTGCGGATCAAGAAGGCCAGCAAGCTGCACCAAAATCTCAAGTTGATCGCTACAAGCAGCGTGCTGATGAAGCGTTGCGGACTTCTGCGCAATCTGCGAAGTATGGTGACGTTGATCAAACATTACCGTCCTCCAACGAGCCACCCGGTTTGTTTACAGATGTAGACACCGGCGCTGCAACCACCGCAACATCAAGCGCCCCTGCTGTTCGTGCACCAGCAGCCCCCGCTCAGTCACTTGAAGCCTACAGCGATTTCGTACGGCAGTACACAGAATTGCGGGATGAGTACAACTCTCTGCCATCTGGCCAGATAGATCAAGCGGGCATGAACTTGCGTAAGACCATCCAGAAAAATCTGGCTGAAGTCGTTGACGCCAACATGGGTTTGATCCGCAGCAAAGGTGTGGCCAATCAACTTAAGAACCCTGTGTTTGATGGTTCGCAAGTATTGGCTCGACTTGAGCCAAATGTCGGCCAACCCCGTGCTATGCAAGGGAACTTGTTTGGTACGTTCCAAGCTGCCACCCGCCTCGCAACAAACGCTATGGCTTTGTCGGGCCAAAACCCAGATGGCGCAATCCAAGAATTGGAAAACAAACGCGCTCGTATGCAGGAAAAGGTTGACTCGGGCGGTTATACCGACGCAGAAGTTATCAGCAGACGTCCTGCTGGTATGACATCTGGCCAAGCACTTAAAAACAGAGATTCAATCCTCCAACGTCTTCTACAAGAAACAAACGCTGAGATTGACCACGCAATCGACATTGTGCAAAAGCGTACGGGCCAGCCTCGCGCTATGCAGGGTAAATTGTTTGGCCAACCAGAAGGCCAGCCTGACGTTGGTACAGAGAAGGCCGAAAATATTGAAGACGTGTTTAACGCTGCAAACGCAGCTGAATTGAACAAGTCTCGTATGCGGGCAACAGAAAAATCCAAAAAAATTGAAGCTGCTAACAGGGGCCGCAACCAGCAAGCTGGGGCTTCAATGACTGCAAGCGAACGTGTTGCGCTCTTTAAGTCTGAGAGAAAGCGCGTTGAAGGTGAACTTGCAAAAGCCCGCGCTGAATTGACGCGGCTGCAAAGTCTCGCCGCCCGCCCTGCTGGTGAGATAGGGTATAGGCCCACATCTGAAGATATTCGTGCGGTGACTGACACCATCAACGGGTACGAAAGAACTTTGCAAGGCGTGCGTGAGCAGCTCCAAGATGCAGAAGCCGATTTTGATAACGGCATAGAAACGCCTACTCCACGTCAGCGGCAGGAGATTCAGCGCGTAGATTTGACGGCTGAACAAGAGCAGTTGTTTGATACAGAAAATTTTGAGGATAACGCCGTAGAAGTAACCGAGCGTAAGGCAGCGCCAATAGTAGATGAGCGCGGTGCAATAGTGCCATCCTCTAAAAAAGGAGAGAACCCAATTGCATCTGCCGGGTTTAAAACTCTTGATGAAGACAACAACATATCTGACAATCTTGTGGGCGCAACTTTTATTACCGGTATGGATGTATCGGCAAGAAACAAAGGCGCTGGTACAAGACTTTTAAACGCAATTACAAACTGGGCTGATACAAATGGCAAGACGTTGGTTCTTGTCCCTTCTGCAAATCCAGACCCTGAGTTGGGTGGGTTATCCCAAAAACAATTAAAGGCTTGGTATGCACGCAATGGATTTGAAGACCGTGTAGATTACATGGTTAGAGTTCCTACTGAAGAAAGAACTCAAGAAACCGAAAAAATCCAAGAAACTAAACCCGCTGAGATTGTCCGCGAAGGTAAAAAGCCACCAGAGAAATCTGTAAAAGCCCCTGCTACAGACACAGAACACATTGTGCAGACAGAAGAGGGCGGCAAGATCAAAGGTTTCTTTGACTCCATCCTGCCTGCATCGAGCTCTCCTGCGGAGCAGGAACGTCACGGTAATTCAAAGAACACCGCTGCTGAAACCATGCTGGAGTTTGATATTGCCCGACCGGGCGAGACAACCAGCGCTGGTTCACAGAAGATGCTCGACTACCTTGCCCGCCGTGTGGGTGGCCAAGAGAAACTAAACAAACTTCTGGCTGCGTTGCAAAATGCGTCGCCCGATGAACAATCGCGCCTACTTAAAAACGCAGGGCTCCCAGACCTCACCACCCGCCGTGGTATGGATGAGTTCAGTTCGCAGGTGCAGGAATATGTTGACCAGATGGTGGCCACAGGTGAAGGCCCGCTGTACAACATAAGAACAAGCAAGATGCGTCCGTCCCAAGTTACTGGGACAAAGCTGCCGTACCAAGAAACTATCACCACTGCTGTTACGGTTACACAAAGATACGACACACCTCTTGGTGAAAAGCCACGACGTCCAAGTCAAGGTATCAAAGAAATAGTTCGTGACATCAACGACAATAAGCTGCGTGCGGCTGCATTGGTCCTCAAGCAGATGACTGGGAAGATTTCTCCCCAAGCGCAGGCTGCTATTACATACCTGACCAACCTGAACCGTTCCACATTTGGGGATGCACTCAGGGATTTGGCGTTCGATCTTGCGTACTTTGAGCTTGACCCTAAATATTACGGTGCAGGTTCTACGTTCTACAAAGAAGGCGGTAAGTACGCACAAGACTTCCGTGCATGGATTGAAACCAATCTTGATGCAAGCACAGTTGCGTTACTTGATGAGTTGATTGCGGAACACAAACAAAACGCAGCAGAAGCTGAAAAGTTTGAGAACGCCATAACTGCTTACAACCAACTGTTAGAAATTGCGGCGGAAAAAAATCGCAAGAAAGCTGAAGGGCAAGGGGCCAAGTTGCCCAAAGCACCACGCAGGAAGAGAACCGCCAAAGAACGTCTTGCCACTATGCAAGAGGAAGCGGAGACTGAAGCAGGTGAAGGCGAAGAAACTTTAGAGCCGTTTACAGAAGCAGACACAAGGAACTTACCCACTGTTGAGATGCTTACTGAAGTGCATCCAGCCATCCGTCGATTGCTGATGGACGGTGATACACACGGCGCTCTTGAACTTCTTGCGCAAGTAAAAAACAACAAGTACTACGCTGAATTGGCTCAACGCATCCTCGACACCGGCTTTACAGCTGAGACACGGTTGATTGACCCCGACACTATAAAGTCGTTGTCTAACGACCCGAAAGTAACTGAGTCTTTGAACGAGCGGTTAGATGCTCTGCGTGATTTGGTTGAAACTTTGTTCCCGCAAGAACAGCAAGCTTCCATCATCAGCGATTTGAAATCCGGCAAGTTGCGTAATCTTTTATACGCGCTTGAAACCATGCAGGGCACGTTGGAGAAAAACGGTGGGACTGAGTCCAACCAGCAGCTCCTTGATAGCGTAATAGACTTGGTGAACCGCGAGTTTGTATGGATCGGTAAGTACGAACCAGCCAGCGACATAATCGTCATGCGCCAAGGCGTGGGCCAACTTACGAACCACTTGTTGTTGCATGAGAGCTTGCACGCCGCTGCATCTCATCTGTTGGACAACCCTAATCGGTTGGTTGGGATTCAACGCCAAGGTTATGACCGCCTCAATGAGTTGTTCCAGTACTCCAAGGGTTTGCTGGAACAGAAGGGCATAACTTCAGACACCGTGTATGGTCTGCAAGATTTGCATGAGTTTGTTTCTGAGGCAATGACAAACCCAGAGTTGCAAGCGTTGCTGCGTTCTATTCGGTACAAAGCTGCACCGTTCTCTTTGTGGAATCGCTTCACTGACTCTGTAAGCAAACTGTTCAACGTAAAACCCGGCGAGCCAAGCAACGTCATGGTAGAGGTCATGTTTGCTGCTGATGCAATGATGGCCGGTACGATGTCCTTGGAGGGTATGCAAGGGTCAAGCACTCCAAGAGCGATGGCCACAAAAGGCCCACGCCGACGCACAACTGTGCCACCCGGTATGCCAAACCAGCCTTCGACAATTCGTCGCTGGATGATGGCCGATACGTGGACATCAGGAAAGATGCGAGAGATTCGCAGTATGAACGCAGGGGCGCGTAAAGCGTATCTCGGCATGTTGACATTGCGCCAGATCAATGATTTGGTTGGCGGACGTATCGGGCAGATTGGCAACTTCATCAATGTGACTGAGAAGTTCCTCGCCCGCAAGTCTCAGATATTGAAAGAGTCGGGCGATATTGCCCAGAAGTGGGAACGTCTGCAAGCTGCTGACCCTGAGATGTCTCGTAAGCTCGGTGTAGTGATGCACAGCGCAACCATTCTTGAGATCGACCCAGACAAAGCTACGTTGGCCCAGCGTACAAACAACGC